ATAACTGCTTTGGGTGGCAATAGTAATCAGTGGAACACTGCTTATACCAACCTGATCTATAACAGCTCGGCCTATTTGAGCGGCACGGCCGTTGAACTGGGCGACATTCCCTCCCTATCCTCCAACTGGAACAGCAACTATACCACCACCAGTTATTTCAGCGCATTCTGGAATGCGGCAGTGGATGAGATTTTCACATTTTATGTGACCCAAACATCAGCGGCCAGTGCCTTCTGGACCGAGGATGGCAATTATTATTTTATACAAAATAGCAAGTTGGATAATGTTCCTTTGTGGAACAGCATGTACACAACGCTGTATCTGAACAGTGCCGGATGGGAAAGCACGGAAACCACGGTTCGATCAGCCAGTTCCAATTGGAACAGCACTTATTCCAGCCTTAGTCCAAATAGTGCAAAATATGAAAGCGTGTACAGCACCTATAATGCCAACAGTGCCAGCTATGCCACCGAGATTTTGGCAATAGCATATGCAGTTGCTTTGTAAAGCATTATGGTAAATAAATAAAAGCATGAAGGTATTGATTACAGATTACTCTTTTAATCCTGTAGCTAAAACTGTGCAGTTCAGCAACTTAGCCACTGTTGATCAAAACAGATTATTGCTCATAACCAATGCCACAAGAAATACTATTATATATAATTTTGCCAGCCCTGCCTTGGGAGGAACGATCAGCGGAAACGTTCTCACATTAACAACCAACACGGCCGGAATGAATGCCAATGACAAGCTTCAGATATTTTATGAAAACGATGATAATGCTGCCACGAATGAAATCATTTACCATCTGAAGCGCATATCTCAAAGCTTGAGAGGCGCACAAAACGTGGACAACAGTGATCGTATTCGTGTGGCTCTTGATTCCCAGAACACCGGTAATATTACTTCTTCTTTAAATAATATAACCACTTCACAATTTGATATGCGGGAAATGCTTTACAACATTGACCGAATCAATTTTGGAAACAGCATTCGGCCTCTTATAACAGGAAGCTAATATGGCACTTACCAGCAACGTAAAAGCAGGTTTGGATCTTCCCGTATACGAATTTTTGCGGCCCAATCTTTTCACCAACACCGGCAACAGCGCAGGATTGATGAGCATACCGGGAGGCAAAGACCGGTTCATGTATTGGTATCGGGCCGATGCAGGCAGCATGCAACGTTATGATGCCTACAGCGACAGCTTTGTTCGTATGGCATATCCGCCCCAAGCCAGCAACAACTTGAGCAGTATGTTTTACACAACCAAAGGTTATTGTGGCAGTGTGATCACCTCCAGCGTTTCCGGTCTTTCCATCGCGGCATATGATGGCAGCCAGTTTTTTGTGGGTAAAAGGATAAGAATCACCAAAGGTCCGGGAAAAAATCAGGAACGCACCATTCTTTCAGTATCTGCCCCGGTAACTGTTGATCGCATGGTTCTTACCGCTGTCACAAACAATCAGGGTACCAACGCTGGAACAGTGATTTTCACCGACACGCTCAAAAGCATGAGCGCCAATCAGTATGAAAATTTTGAATGTAAAGTGGTTTTTGGAACAGGTTATGGTCAGGTGCGTCGGATTCTTTACAACACAAACAATGCCATCACAATTGCTGATCCCGGTCTTGCCGGGGTGGTATACAACCATTCTCCTCACGTACCCACCAGTCCTGCCGCCAACAGTATTGTGTTGATCCAATCCTCCAACATTATTGTGGACAGTCCGTGGACAATCTTGCCCACCAGCGATTCGCAGTTTGAAATATTGGATACAGGAAAAGTGAGTTTGATTCATAACGTAAACTCTCCTTTCAGCTTTTTTGAATATGATTTGGCCACACAGATGGTGGATTACAAAACAATTTATGGATTGCGTACCAGCCAGTTTGCGACTGATTATGCGTTCACGGGCGGTTACACATCCGAAACACCATCCATTTCTGCCAACGTGACAAGTGCCAGCAGTTTGTTTTTTGCCGACAGCGCCAATCCTTTTGATCTTTACACCTATGACAATTATCAGGTCAAGATACTTTCCGGAACAGGAACCGGTCAGATAAGACATATCGTAAGCACAGCTCTTTCCGGATACACGATTGATCTACCGTGGGATGTGGTACCCGATCAAACCAGTGCTTACAGCATCAACAACAACACCCGCATTGTTTATGGCATGGGAGGAACAACAGACAGCCGACTATACAATTATCATGTGGAATATGATTTCTGGAGCCATCATCCTTATGTTCAGGATTATGGTCATGTGAATACGGCATATGCCACCAGCACCGCATTTGAGTTTCCCATACCTTTGGTCAGCATCAGCCGCACCGGAAACCAAGCTGTGGCCGTGGCATCCCGGGCCCATCTAATCAACTCAAATCTTCAATCAGTTACACTAAACATTTCCGGATCCACTGATCCTCTTTATAACGGAACTTTTGCAGTTTCCGCCAGTCCTTTCAGTGCCACCACATTCCAGTACATCATGGGCGGAACACCTGCAGCCAATGCCACATTTGGTTATACCAACAGCACCACCCGGTTTTTTGATGCAACCAAGGCATGGACTGTTAATCAATGGGTCAGCAGCATTTGTTATGTTTTCAACACACAAACCAATCAGGCACCCACGTTGAATGCCCGTATCATTCAGGCAAATGACCGGAACAGCATAACGGTCCGGGGTGCTTTGGGATTCACCCCGAGTGCAGGTTGTCGTTATTTTATATTGCCGTTGATGCCCATGGGCTATGATCAGTTGGAAGGACTCAGTGCCACCAAGCTTACTTATGGTGTATGCTCCACAGGGGGATTGAATTCACTCACAGACAACACCAAAAACTGGGCCACCAACGTTCATGTGAACAAACGCTGTTTGATCATTGCCGGAACACTGGCGGGAACAGAAGCAACCATCACGGCCAACACAAACAACACTTTGACCACGGCCATAGGAACACCAGATACCACCAGCGTGTATGTGATATTGGGTGCTTTACCTGTGGCTGCAGCAGGTATCCTTTTGGATTATGCCAGCAACACAACAACCAATAAAGGCAAATATCTTTATTTCAACCGGGGCGGTGCTGTGGCCATGTATGGTCAGCGTTACAATGTGAGCACAATGGCATGGGAAACATTTGGATATAACTTGTTCGCATCCAATGCACCCGCACAAAACACCAGTGAATATCCATACGGGGGAAGTAACGGAGGTCAATGCAGCCTGTATGATTATAAAGACCGGATCTATTTTAATCCGGGCGGAAACAGCCGTCTCATTTATTATCTGGATCTAACCAATATGCAGATATACAACGGAGGATTCTATCCTTACACCAGCAGCAACAGCGGTTATACTGGCACACGTCATATTGCTATGTTGAACGTGGATGGACTCAAGTTTCTTTACTATCACCGATGCGGTAGCACTTTTGATATGTATCGGCACATGGTGACGTTCTAGTATGTTATGGCACTGCAATACATTCGTTTCACCGAGCTGGATCCGGTATCTTCTGTAGCAGCCGGGGACATACTTCCAGTTGTAGAAACAATCACCAATCAGAATAAAAAGATCAATATAAATGATCTGAATCTTTCTCTTCCGGTAGGAAAGGACACTGCCTCTTTAAAAAGTGCCAGTGCCAATTGGCAAAATAGTTACACCAATCTGAACCTTAACAGTGCCAACTGGCAAGGAACCTATAGCTCTGTAAATTCATTATCTTCAAATTGGAACAGCACTTATACGACAATGGGTAACAATAGTGCCGGATGGGAGAGTGTGGAAGCCAGCGTGCTTGCCACATCCGCCAATTGGAACAGCAATTACACGACCACCAACATTAACAGTGCAAAGTGGGAGAGTGTTTATAGTTCATACAATACGGCAAGTGCCACTGCATTTGGGCCTTTCACACCGGCAGGCATTGCCAGCAACGGAACGCAGGGTTTGGTCCCGGCACCACAAGGAGGGGATGATAATGCCAATCTTGCGGGGGATGGAACCTTTCACCTAAATGTTTGGGATCAAGCACAACCTCCGGGCTATTACAACGCCCAAACTTCCTACTATCAACCTTTCATGATGCAACGAACGACAAGAGACGGAACCATTGCCAGCGGAAGCATTTTTCTTGTGCCATTCCGTATCACCCAGACAATATCTGTATCTGCCATACGTTTATATAACAATCAAGTTGCTTCAGGAGCAGGCACCACAGCAAAACTAGCCATCTACAAATGGCGCACACAGTATGGCAAACCCCGGGCCACAGACTTGGTTTCTTCCCAATTCGGCACGTTGGACCTGACTCAAACCGGAGGTCTTATGAGTTATGCCACAAATCCCGTCACCTTGGTTCGGGGACTGTATTTTGTGGCTTTTGCAACCAGTGCTCTTACAGGCACCATGTCAAAATATCGGGACGATTTATTTCATGCACAATTGTTTACTACCATGGATTATCCAAATGTATGGCCTGCTGCAAACTTTACCTGCACACCAGCTATCAGCATCGCCACGATTGGCACCACTTATGCAGCATTGTGGCCATCTTCGCTTTCAGTTAACTCCAGCAGCACATATGACATAATAAATGTTGATAGTGCAACCCCTATATTGTTTTTGATAGGAACACCATAATATGCCTCCGGAAAGAAACAACACGGTTCGGTTCAGCCAGCTGAGTGCGCTCACCCAAGCCAGCCTCACTGACATTATTCCTATTGTGGACACCAGCATCCCCACACTGGTGAACAAAAAGATAAGCATAACCGGCCTGAATCAATCGCTTCCGCTTTATGCGGACATGACAAATGTTAAATCAACATCATCCAACTGGGACAGTGTATACAGTTCTTTCAATGCAAACAGTGCCGAGTACGAAACCACATTTTCCAACATCATAGCCAACAGCGCAAACTGGGATTCCAGTTACACCACAGTGCGGAACAACAGTTCAACATGGACAGGTGTGACCACATATTCAACTGTGAAAAGTCTTTCTGACACATGGAACACGGCCTATGCCCTTGCCAGCAGTGCTTATACTTCATTGAGTGCTTTGAGCAGCAACACATGGGTATTGAAAGCAGGAGATCAATTGACAGGAGGACTCACCACCACCAAGACCAACACTGCCACATTTGCTTTGGATGAACTGGTAACCAAGCGTTATGTGGATGCAACTGCAGTGGCAAGTCAGATCAGCGGCAATTTTGTTCCCAGTCTTTATTATACTAAAAATGATTTTCAAACAGGCGTTCCACTCATATCATCCGTCATCAGTCAGTTTAACCAAGCCACTGTGGGTGTGGCCGGTTCATTATGGTCTGGTAATATTTCTTTGGCACCAAATCAATTTGGAACTGATGTTCCTGCATTTGTTTTTACCACAGCAAATCCAAGTGCGGGAAATCGGGCAGGAATTTATATTGATGGAGGAAGTGCTGGTCAATTTAGTTTTTCACAAGGGGGTATTGGTCACAATTGGAACGGGCCAAATTTTGCCACTGTATATAATTTAACCAGAGCAGGCACTTCCCGACTCAGCATTTATGATGATGTTAATTTAAACAATAATCTGAATATATTGGGTAATGCTGGAGCGAACAATTTAGTGTTTAACAGATGGCGAAATACAATTTTTAGTAACGCAGTAACAATTTCCTCCGCAAGTCTTACGTTATCCGGAACCAGCGTGGCTACAACATCGTCCTATGTTGTAATTCAAGATTCAACCGTCAATGAAATCACACCAGAATTGACCGGTATGTGGTTGATAAGAAATAGTGCAAGACATGGAATTGCTTCCACCTATTTTGGTACAGCAATAAGCATGCTGGGATTTTATTATAACAATGTTGGCATAGGTGGTATTCAAGAGAACGGTGGATTTATAGTTCCAACAGGCGCAGGATTTGGGTGGAGCGATAGTGCAGCAGGATCTTTAACTTATCCTTATTCTCGCATAGGGTTTTTCAGAGAGGGAGGATATAACATAGGATTACGTCCTTATAACGAAACTTTTTCAAAAGTAGGATTTAGCGAGGCATCTCTTAAAATTTACAAAATGTTTACAGATGCCAGCAACTATGAACGGCTGGCATTATCAGGAAACAGAATAGCTTATGAATTTGCAGGCACCGGGGTGAGCCGGGATCTGACCATACAATCCACGGGCAACCTGATATTGAGTGCAGGAGGAAGCCTGCAATTTTCTCAAAGTCTTCCTCTTATATTTTCAGCTTTGTCAGCATCGACCATAAGCATCGCTCCTAATTTTGTTAACAACAATACCTTGTTAAACATAGGAAGATCTGACAATCCAAATGTGTATGGATTGATTCGCACAGATGGGAGCGGACAAAATGTAACAATAACATTAGGGGATGGGGGGTCGAATGCACTTGAAATAGGCGGAACTAATTCTGCCATAAGTTTTAATTATAATAATGAATCTCCAGTTCAATTTCACACAAGTGTTGCCAGAGATCGTGCAGGCAGTGTCGTTCGGATGGGAGGGTTTTTGCAGGTGGGAACAACACAACCATCCACCTCTGCCCGGGTATACATGGCACCATACAACACCAATACACCGGCGTTGGTGGTCAGCGCTTTTAACACACAAATATCAAATGTTTTCGAAGTAAAAAGAAACAATTCAAACATATTAACAGTATCTAACAATCAGTTGACAGTTGTGGGAGATATCAGCGCAACTGGAACTCTTTACACCACCGGAATTTCTTACAGTGCATTGAGTGCACAATTTTTAGATGTTGGTCCGGTGGGTTCATCCCCAGCCTTTAACAACGGAGTTTTAAGAATAGCAAATGACACGTCAGGTTTACTCAAACCCGGAATTTATTCTACTGGAAACGGTGTAAGCTTGGCCACGTATGGTAATGGTGGATTGAATAATCTAGCTCATATGGCTTCAAATGGTATTCTTGCCGGTAGATCTATCTTTAGTGGAGCTGGTATACCAGCTATTGGATCTGGAAATTTTGAAGAATCTATTTCCAACTTAGCTGTTAAGGTCGGGGGAAAACTAGGATTTACAATTGCATCTCTTGACGGGTCAAATTTCGTAAGACCGCTTAGTGCCACCATGGAATATGATTGGTCCACTAATCTTATTGGATTGAGCAGCAGGGCAGGTAAAGCTGGTTTTAGATTCGAATCTGTTGAAGTTGGAAATAATAGACCAGAAATTTATAATAATGGCCATCTTTACATAACAAATAATTTTGGTGGAGGTCGAAGAATATATTTTAATGGAAGTGATAACCAAGGATGGAATCCTTTTGAATTGGGATACAATGGTGCTTTTGCATATGGTACCATAGAAATTACTGCAACTCAACAACCCGGAACCTATACGTTTCCTTATTTAAAAATTACTCAAGATGTAAAGCAGTTATCAAATTTTGTTCAGATCGTTAGTAGCAACAGTTCAACCATACTGTCATATACATCTGCAGGAGTTTTGAATTTAAATGATAAATTATTCCTAAGACCCAGTGGCTTGATTCAATTCACCAACACTTCTTCTACCACACCTGCCATCAAAGGAACCAGCACCACGGTCCAAGCCCGTACCGGAGATGACAGTCAATACACATATTTGCAAGGAAAGCTGCAAACAGATCAGGCGGCCAGTGCCGGTACCTTCACCCCCGACAAATATATTATATTATATGACAGCACAGGAACTGCATACAAAGTGCCTGTTCAAGCCTTGTAATATTTTGATAATATATAAATAAAAAATATGAAAATAGAACTGAACAAGCAGGAAGCTGAAGCTCTTTTGGCTCTTATTGATGTGGCCGTCAAAGCCACTGGATTGCAAACAGCCCAGATTGCCACGCATCTGGCCAACAAGATCAGCGAAGCATCCAAACAAGAATGAACCTGACACAGGAACAAAAGCAGTTGATATTGCGTCTTTTGGATATTGCCCAAGGAGTGCACAGCATTCCGGATGCAGAAACCAATGCGGCACAAACTGGCAAAATGATTTTTGAAGAAATGCTGAGAATGAATCGGGAATATATTTTACAAATAATCCGGGAAATTAATAATTCACTTTAAACAATTTAGTTCTCAGATTAGGGTCCGTCATACCATCCGGACTGTCCAACAGATTATATTCAGCGGTGTTTCGTTCGTGGTCTGGTGTCAGATAATTACGGTCAGTTGCACAACTGCTCAACAATAAACATGCCAATATCCACCGCATGTTTTATTTAAAAAAAGTTTAAAAAAGTAAATGGTATTAAATAGTTTTGATGATCAAATGGTTCAAAAACCTCAAGCCTTGGGATCAGATGTTTTGGGCATTGTTTTTGCCTCCGGCGCTGTTTACGATCTGGGGAATGGTTGAGTTGTATACCACTTATTTTGAAGAACTTACACCACAAGATCACATGCAGTTCTTTTTGCGTATATTTTTTCCTATCAGTATTGCCACATTAATCACCGTACTGGAACGCCGAAAAAGATTGCGGGAAAACCGGGAACTTCAGGAACGGATTAAAAATTATTTGGACCAGTGATTATTCCATCCGAACGATAAGACTGAGCACATAACAAAAAACTGCACTGCTGATCAGAAAAGTGACCAAATCCATGAAATTATTTAATAAATACCTTTATGCAATTTGATCATTTGATTGAAAACCTTCTGCAAGGATTGGCAACTGGCAAGACAGAACAACAGATTGCTGACAAACATGGCGTGAGTGTGGAACAAGTGATGAAGCAATTGGAAATTGGAACCAACGTTGAAATGGAACACACCAAGTGTTCCAAAGTGGCCCGTCAGATAGCCAGCGATCATCTTTGGGAACGGCCCGATTATTATTTAAAATTAAAACAAATAGAAAAAAATTGATTTAGACGGCCCTCCCCATAAAATATGGGGATGAAATACACAATTCTGGACAAAGATAAAGACAATCTCGTGGACTTCAGCAAGCTGAAGCCCGGAGAAGTTTTCAGTTTTTTTGACATGAACAGCCTCAAACGCACCAATCACAGCATATACATGAAAATCAAACCACAGGGAAAAAACCATTATGACCATGACATTGTGGATCTTACTGATGGGGTTAGTTATAATTTTAGCGAAAAGAAGCGGGTCAGCCTGAACGATCCGGACGAGGTGCAGGCAAACCGGGTTTATGTGTTGGATGCAAAAATGAACATCATTCTATGAAGCACAAGCTGCAAGAACGGGTAAAAGTGGAATATCTGCGGGAGAACTTCCAATACAATCCTGTCACTGGATACGTTTTTCGTTTGAAAAAGATCCGGGGTTTTGATGGCAAGGATATTGTCGGAGGAAAGCATGTGTTGAGCGGAGTGAACAGCAAGGGATATATGACAGCCAAGGTATTGGGCAAAGCATATCCGCTTCATCAAATTGCATGGTACATGCATTATGGCAGCATGCCGGAACGTCCCATGGAAATAGATCACATCAACCGGATCAAGACGGACAACCGCATCTGCAATCTTCGGGCGGCCACCAAGCGGATGAACAACAAAAACAAAAACTTCAAACCCAAGTATGGTGAACTGGGTATCACATGGCGCAAGGACGTGAAAAGGTTTGTGGTCAAGCGCCGGGTCAACGGCAAGACCGTGCATGCCGGATTTTTTGAAAAAAATCAACTGAATGAAGCCAAAAAAGCGGCTCGCAGGTTGGATAAAAATACCCGACATATTCTATGATAGAGGTGGAATTGACCCCGGACATGTTGTCCCGGGCCAAACAGAAAGCCAAGGAAATGGGAAGGCTTCGCAACAGCATCACCAAGGGGGAAGGAAATGTGGCCGGTTTTTTGGGAGAGGAAATGGTACTGAAGACTTTCAACAATTTCAAACGGGAGAACACATATGATTCCGACATTCATTTTTATCACATCAAGTTTGAGGTAAAAACCAAACGTTGCACATCAGTTCCCTTGTCGCACTATGAGTGCAGCATAGCCAACTCAAACCCCAATCAAAAATCGGAATATTATATATTTTGCCGGGTATTGGAGAATTACAAGAAAGGATGGATACTTGGGTATATTGGTCAGGGTGATTACATAAAGAAAGCAATCTTTCGTCGCAAAGGTGAACCGGACGGTGATACTGGATGGAAATTCAAGGCAGACTGTTACAACCTGCCCATAAGCAATCTGAAAGATCCTGCCAAACTTTATAAGGTAAATGATTACAAGCCAGACACTAAATAAAGAATATGACCCGAAGTGATAATGAATTAATTTCAAAATACGAAAATATACGCAAAGTGTTGCGGGAAGAACAAGAACAGAAGTTGCCGGAATCTTATCAAAGATTCATGGACGTTTCCAAAGCTCTTGGTCATTTGGAAGGATCTATCAGTGTCGCTTTGCAACGTCTCAAAGGTTCTCAGATAGAATTGAATAGTCCGGAAATCAACGTTGTGATTGAAATTCTACGATCTGGCCTTGACAAAGCCAAGGAACTTGCCCCGTCCCCACAACTTGAAAAGAAATAATTGATATATAAATTTGCAGAATATATATCTGCATGAGTAACGATAACGACCTGCGGGATATATTTGCAATATTAGCAATGCATGCCCTTTTAATAGAGAAGGGAAACAACGAAGGATTGTGCCGGGAAGCCTATAAGATTGCAGATGACATGCTGATTGAAAGAGACAAATAAAATATAATAAATAATAAGGTGGAGACACCTAAGAAAAAAAAGAAAGTAAACCACCTCACCCTGAAAGAATGTGAGGATATTATTTCAAAATCGGGCGGAATGAAAGAATGCCTGTTCGTTCGGCACGTTCTTGAACAATACAATAAATTGTTGGTAACCAAGGCTTTCAACAAATAAATAAAGTCATGAACTGGAACGAACTGGTAAGCCAAGTGTTATTGGAAAAGACCAAGCAATACGAGGATATCAAGGCAGTATTTGATTTTCATGATTTTGAATATGTGGCTTATGGGGATGTGACCATAGAATATGATGGGGTACAGGACAATTTTAATGTGGACGTGAAACTGTTTGAAATTCACGTGTTGAATGATGACGGCAGTAGGGGTGGTCAGGTGGAAAATCCCATGCCGGAAATGATGCGGGATGCTCAATATGCATTGCAGGACCGGGCAAATGACATCGCTGCAGAACGGGGAGATTTTGACGGAGTGCGTTCTTCTGGTCGTGCAACTTTCAGTGATCCGGACGAACTTCGTCCCCGGGATTAACGTTGCGGAAGCCGCCAATCCTCCACCACAAAACTTTTCACGATTTTATAATCGTAATAATTTTCAATGTGTTCTCGCAGCATACGGTCGTACTGACTGCGGGCCGTGGTTTTTCCTACCGGCATGGTTCCCCAAACAGCGTCATACATCCATAGGATGTTTTTATATTCAAAAATGCAAACGGCATGTCCAAATATCTTTGCCTTGTCTTTGTTTTGATCATAGTCATCCCGGTAATAATAAGTGAAACCATACACGCTGCTGTACAATCCTGTTTCCATTCCCAACAACAGATTGGCCCTGCTTGCATGAATCATGCTTTCCACGAAGCAGCTGTTGGGTAAATCCGTATAAAAATGAACAGCAGTCTTTCGCCCTTCCAACAACCCATAAACAAATGCGGCAACTGCCAAGCCCAGAATTAGTTTGAATCCAAGCAACAGTTTAAGCTTTAACCACTTGTGCTTTTTCGATCTTTTCAATTTGTTCCTTTTTAAGCTGGCTGCCTTTTTTTGCCAAAGCAAACACAACACAACCAAACAAAATCAAAAACAATAAATGCCGGACATCCAACTTGATTTCCCCACAACACTTGCAACTCATATTATTATTTAATAAAAAATTGAAAATATAACATGTTGTATTACCCTGAAGAAATGGAGCGAAATGCCAAAACATTTATTGCAGAATACAGCGCTCCCAAGATAGAACTGCCTGACACGTTGAAATGCACCAATTTACGCCAAGCCAATCTGCATAAAAAGATCGTCAGCAAACTGGAGGAAATCAAAAAGCAATATGATGATCTTGTGGATCTTCATGAATGGAATCTGTTTGTTGGGACGTTTGAATGCCGAATGGAAACCATCGTGGGTCAAACCTATTATCTTTATCAAGCCGATGACCGGAGATTTTTAAGCATTATTGCCCCGGAAGATTTCACCATGAACTATGAATGTTTGGGAGCAACCCGGGTAAATTCGGACGGATATTTTGAAAAGGTTTGGACTAAATAAAAATAAAATGAAAACGGTGCGGGTAAAGGACATACGATACTATGGCAGCAACAAGGATCTGCCCACCCGCCTCACCTTGGACATCAGCAAATACAATGACATCCCCGTGGGGTTTGGTAACCTGAACTGCAAGGTTTACCGGGCCATAAAGGAAAAGACCGGACGGGAAGCCATCAGTTGCCGTCTTGATTAATAATTTAATTGTTCCTAGTTCGATTTAACTAAATATAGTTATAAACTATGTTTGGTTATATTTACATTACAAAAAATTTAATTAATAATAAGATTTATATTGGTAAAAAATATGGAGAATTTGATAAAAATTATTTTGGAAGTGGAATTTTGATAAGACAAGCAATTAAAAAATATGGATTAAAAAATTTCGAATGTAAAGTTTTGTGTTACTGTAATAATGAAAAAAATATAAACGAAAAAGAAATTGATTTCATTTTTAAATTAAAACCACAATACAATTTGGCTTCAGGAGGGTGTGGAGGAAATACATTGGCTTTTTTAAATAAAAGAAAAAAACAAAATATAATAATAAAAAGAAAAAATAAATTAAAAAAAACTTGGAAATCCTTAACAATTGAAAAAAGAAAACTATGGTCAAAAGCAATAAGTGAAGCAAAAAAAGGGAAAAAATATAACAGACCTAATTATAAACACAGTAAAGAAACTATAGAAAAAATAAGACAAGCGATTAAAAAATCCAATTTTAGAAATAAAAAAGAATACAAATTAAACCATGCTAATGCTATGAAAAAAAGAAAAGGAATACCGAATAAAAAATGTTGGAAACCTTTGAAAATAAATAATGTGTCGTATCCTTGTGCTAAAATCGCTTGCAAAAAATTAAAAATAAGTTTTCCTACATTAATTAAAATGATGAAAAAAGGAAAAGGTGAGTATATAAAAATATGAAAATAGGATTCAACTGCAGTAGTCTGGATCTTTTGCACGCCGGTCATGTAACGATGTTTAAAATGGAAAAAGAGCTTTGCGATTACCTGAAAGTGGGATTGCAGGTGGATCCCACCGTGGATCGTCCCGGCATCAAAAACAGACCCATCCAAAGCATTTATGAAAGATATGTGCAGTTGCAGGCATGCAAGTATGTGGACGAAATTCTTGTGTACAACACCGAGTTTGATTTGCTTCAGTTGATCATGACCCAGACCATGCATGTGCGTTTTCTGAGCGAGGAATATAAAAACAGGGATTTCACTGGAAAACAGTATTGTTTGGAAAATGGCATTGAACTGCACTACCACAGACGGGGACACGTATACAGCAGCAGCGAACTTCGGGAACGCACACACAAGATGGAAAGTATTAAGAGGGAGGGAATTGTGACACCTCCGCAATACAGTCCCGAACTTATCAAGAAGCCCGAAGACCTGATACCCAAAACAGATATTATATAAAATGTTTGACAATGGTTATGGTTTTATTACCATACCTTCATGCTTAATATTAATAACACGTTTAGCGTCACGGTCGGAATACTGGTGGCCCTGCTTGCTTATCTGGTATTGGATTGTTCCTATGAATTGAAAAAACTCAGGAAGCAAGCCATTGAAAAGAACTACGCCCTGTATGACAGCAAAACAGGCGTGTGGAAATGGAAATGAGCCTTCTGGAACCTTATCGAAAACTACAGGAAAAAATAAGGGAACTGGAACAAGAAAACCAAATATTAAAAGAAGAAGTGAAAGTGCTTAAAACTCTTTTATATGGATGGGATAAACCAAAGGAGAAAAGCAAATGAACGAACAGCAAAACGAAACAAACACGCAAACACAGGTTGAAACAGACCAGCCTCGGGACATTGACAAGGATCCCGTAGCCCAGTTTATTATCAATAAATTCAAGCGTTTGGATAAGGAACGCAAGGATTGGAAGAAGTGTGCCAAAAGTTTGTTCGTGTGTTTGAGCAAACAAAAGGGTAAACCCAAGCAAAAGAAGCTGTTGGAAAAATACCTTAAACTGAAAAACAAATACAGGAAGAACTGGTGAAACTGTTTCTCAGCCATCTGCTGTATCACCTTGGAGATCTGATCAGCCGCACCACCATGCGTTGGGGAAAAGGTTACGGTTATTCCATTTACAATGGAATCATGCTGGCCAGTGTTGATCTGGATCCGGACGGAAAGCTCTGGAAAAAGGTCAAACCCAAAAAGAAAGGAAAGAAGAAAAGATGAGCGGATTTTTCATCATTCGGGAAAACAAAAAAGACAATCAGAAGGTGTGGGATGTGATGGAACACAACAACCGAAGCCCTGCCGAGGGACTGCACGTGGCCAGTTTTCAAAGCAAGGAAATGGCGGAAAATTATGTTAAAAATTATTTTGACAAGGATGACCGCACCCGATTGGACTATTATGATCAGTTGGATAAATTGAGCAAAAAGGAGAACACATGAATCCGGAAACATACTTCACCCAATGGGAACTGGACTTTGCATTGAGTTATCTGCAGGAGCAGATGGAATGGCACATGGATGAAATGAGCATTGAAAATGATGCGGGAGACAAGCTGGAAAAGCTTAAAAAGAAACTGGACCATTATTTCCATGAACTGAGGAACGAGGCATGAAGTTTCTTCGGGAACTGCTGTTTCGGGACCGGAAGCTGGAGAATGAATATCTGCAGCTTTACCGGCAATATCTGGATCTGCTGCATGAACTGCGGGAAATAAAAAGAATATTATATAAAGACACGTTCCTCAAATCCGTGGGCAAGCAAAAGAAAACGCTTGCTGTTTACAAGAAAAAAGGAAAGAAACAAAAGGTATGAACCTGAACGATTATCAACGGGCAGCAAATGGCACCGCCATCTTTCCCAAAGACATGGCCGTTCCTTATACACTTTTGGGACTGAGTGGCGAGGTGGGCGAGGTTTGCAACAAATATAAAAAGATCATAAGGGACAAGCGGGGCAACATGAGTCCGGATGATGTGGGCGAACTGCAACAGGAACTGGGCGATGTGTTGTGGTATCTGGCCACATGCATGAGCAGCCTTGGATTGGACATGGAACAAACTGCTGCATTGAACCTGAACAAACTGGCTCTTCGTCAGAAACGGGGCACACTGGGCGGAAGCGGGGATAAAAGATGAACAGCGAATATTTCACAAAAATACTAAAACATGATCATGAAGCCACATTGAAGCTGTTTGAGGATCCGCTCAAACGATTGGTGGTGCATGCAAGTTTTGTGAAGCTGGCCGCATTGTATGATGATAAGATCAACTCTCCATCATTCAAACTGGCTCTTGAAAACGATCTGAAAGATTTTATAAAAAATAAAACAAAGGAGGGGAAAGACGCTGATTATTTCCAAAGTTTTGAAACCATACTCAACGAAAGTGCAGATAATTTTATAAAAAAATACAAGAAACAAATGACCAGCCGCATCCTGTACCGTTTGGAAAAGGATAATGTGCAGGTGGAGGATCAATATGTCATGAGCAGCCTCAAGATAAATGAGCAGGATTTGGAAGGAGCAAAGGTGCTGTTGGAGGAATATAAGAAGAAATACGCAGATAAATAATAGGGTGAGCAGTTTTGATCAGCTTGTAAAAAAATTAAGCGAACAGACCAGTGCAGCTGAACCGGTAAGTTATGGCCGGGTAATACCC